TAATTGGGAAGCTGAAATTTTATCTTCCTCTATGCTTTTTGTTTTTGGTTGAATTTGAATTATTCCTAAATTGTCTTTTGGAGTTCCATCTCCTTTATAAGGTATTACTTCTACAGGTTCATAACCGGGAGCGGATATAATTATAGCAGTTGGTTTGGTGTTTAGAGTAGAAAGTGATTCAGTATTAGGGGTAATTATTTCTTTTTGTGGTGGGATTTCTAAAGTAAAATCTCCTTCTGTGTTTGATGTTGGGGGAATTATAGGTGTTGGAATATCTGTTGATGGTGGTTCTATTACTTGAATTGGTTCAGGGGGTGGTATATAACCTTCCTCATCACCTAATGATATATCTATTTGAGGTGTTGATTGAATTATTGGGGCGGGTTCAGTTATTATGGGTGATTCAGTTTCTACTTTAGCTCCTTTTACAGGTTCATTAGTTTCAGCATTTATAATTACCCCTTCTGTTTTGGTTGGTGATGTTGATATTAAATTAGGATTTGATGATGGATTATTATATAAAATAAATATTTGTCTGATATATGTAGATCCGTTTGGGAATTGATATCTAAAATCATATAATTCTTTAGATATTGTTTTGGGGTTTACTTCTGATGGGAGGGCTTTAATTTTATCGTTAGCTTGTTTTTTAGCTCGAGATATAGAACCACTACTTCCATCTTTAGGTCCAGCTCCTCCTCTACTAGTTAAACCAATCCAAGCTATTCCATCTGTACTTTCCCCAATTAAAACTTCCCATTTAACAGTCCAATTATTACCATCCATTAATATATTAATAGATGTTATTGTAGGATTTACTTTATATGTTTTATAAAAGTCTTTTAATGCTTTAGTTACAATAGTATGCATTTTCCCCCCAAAACCATCCTTTGTTCTCTCTTCAAAAGAGTGCAAAGCATCAGCCATTTGGGGAGTTCCTTTAGGAACAGTATAACCTCCTGAAATTTTTACTTGTGGCATATTATTTAACTTTTACAAAATTAGATTTAATCCCATTTACATTATCTTCTAATCTAATAAGAATTTTATTAAGATTTTGTACTGCTATCTGAGATGTAGATTGAACTACTACATTTGGAAGTGAAACCCCAGCAGGGAATATCATAGAAGTTTCTAAAGACATAGCAAGATTTCTTATTTCTGTAACTACTTGCTTTAATAATGTTACAGTATCATCTCCTTTTAGTACTGGTTGTGTTGCTGATTTAGAGCCTAAATAAATTTTAGTACCATCTAAAACTATATTTTTTCCAATCATATTAATTTCACCATAACATGATAAACCAATAGATTGTTGGGCACTTAAAAATATACTATCCTTTTTAGAATTTATTATTACCCTATCAGAATTTATTATTATTTGAGGATTAATATAAGCCGTTGGGGTTGTGGGTGGTGTTTTCCATTTTTCATTAAATTCCTCTCTTGCTAAATTAATAGGTATTTTTTGATAAGATGTTAAATATATCAAAGATAAATCGTTATTTATATCTTCAGATACGGGGATCCAGGCATCACTTGTAGAATTAGTAGGTTGACCATTTCTTAATATAGTAATAGGATCTCCATTATTACCTAATGATGACCAATTATTAGCATACAATGATAATGATTTAGCAGTACTTCCAAATCGTAAACTATTACCAAATCTACCTTCATACATTATATGTCCTTCAAAAGGCATTAATGGTTGAATATTAGATTGTACTACAAAATTAGCTTGACTTGGATTATCTATAGGACTAGATAATAATGTTTGTGTTTGGTTATCTACAATATTGGATGCCCCTGTCTCTATTTGAGAATAATTTAAATTTTGGGATGGAGGAGTTATATTTTGAGTAATAGAAGGAAATTGATTACCATTTGGGGTTGAAGTTCCAAATAATCCTAATGATTCTTGATAAAAAAATTGAGGACCATTACTATTAGGGGTTGTACTTTGAAATAACTCAACATGTTCATTTATTATTGGATATTTTTTAGTATTTGGGTTTGATGGTAATGCTTTATAAATTTTACCAAAATTATTAGGTTTAGTCCCAGCCCCTAATATCATTCCTAATGAATTTAATCCAATACTACCATTTTTTATTAATGGATGATTTTCATCTAAAACTATATCTATAACTCTTACTATTAAAGGTAATGTTTTCCCTCCTGAAAAGTTTTTAGGCTTATTAAGATTAGTAGCTCTATTGGTTAGTGCTGGAAATCCAAATTTAGTACTCATTACTCTTTATTGGTATTAAAGTTCTTAACCTCAGCTAATGATTGTGCTTTTTCATCTTCAGTCATACCAAAATTACCATCATCAGATGAGTCTGAATTAACTGCTCTTTGGATTATAGTAGCCATTTTAATTAACTGTTCATCATTTCTAATACCTAACTCCATATATTCCTTAATTAAAGGAACAATAAGAGTGGCATCACCTATATCATTAATAAGTGGTTTTAATTCACCAATAAGAGCAGAGATTTGAGTTTCTTTTTTCTTTTGATTATTATATATTTCTTCTAGTATATCGGAGAATTTTTTCTTCCCCCAAATATTTTTATCCAAATTACTCATAAGTATATGTTTGAGTTTTTGTTATAAATATTAGATATTAACCTTTTCGAAATTTATATAATCATTTTCTAAATAAAATACGTAACTTGATTTGAATATCTTTTGTAATACGTTTACTATTTTAGTAATTTTTGGAGTTTTAACATCTATTTGTTCATGTATGTAGATGTATAGGGCTTTTTTATTAAATAAATCTATATTATCTCTTTTGCGAAATAACTCTAAAACAGCATCTGCTACTTGAGCATCCGTTCCTTTTGGAAATATTTTATATAAATTTTCAGAACAAAAAACAACATAATGATCTATAAAAATGGAAAGTTTATCTTTTGTTGGATTACCCTCTATAGTATATGAGTGATTTTCATCGTGATATATATCCTCAATTGGGGAGGATTGAATTTTCTTTTTATAATTTTTATCATTATATAGAATACACCAACGTTTTACAATGGTTCCAAAATAAGAATATGCTTTGGAACCCTTTGTATGGTCAAATAAATGTATTTTAGAGAGAAGAAAAATAATTATCTCATGTTGTAAATGTTCCAAATTATCCACATCCGTATTATAGAATTTAAACGTATGGATAATATTTTGAGTTAATTTAAAGAAGGCGTAATGTATTTCGTCTTCATATATTTTATTTTTTACATCAAAATCAGAGGTACTATTATATTTTATAATAGCATCCTCTGTATCTTGAGTAAAGTATTTTCTTTTCTCTCTAACTTTTTTAACTATCATTCCTTGATTCTTATTACTTTAAAATCATTTAAGATATCTTGGATTTGTTTGATAGCTTTAAAGAAAAAACCGATTTCATCATCTGATTCAAATGAACCTTTATCGTCAATTTCTTTTAGTTTTTTATCTGTAATTTCGATAGTTTTAGAAAGTTTATCAAGATATTCTAAATATCCCATTAAAACATCCTCTGCTTTTTCTTGTTTTTTCATCAAGTTCCAAGTTGAGAATCCTAAGATTATAACTGAAACGGATAATGCTGAAATTAATACTACTGTTATCATATGCTATTTAATAGATTTTTTAGGCCTTCACTTTTAATTGAACTTAATGCTCTATCCTTTGAAGGGGCTTTTTTATTTTCCCCTAATGTAAAATTCTTCTTTCCACTATCCAAGGATTTTTTACCTTCTTTTAATTTAGGCAACCATTCACGCTCAAATTCAATACGAGCAGCCATTAGATCAGCTTGATGAACAATAAAAGGAAGTGATGTTCTTGGTTTTTGCTCAACCATATAACCCATTAAATATTTCTTATTTGCCTCATCATATAAACCATCATGTGTCTGGATTGTAATCATCTCATTAAACGAATATTGAATACCATGCATTTGTAATAAAAATAATCCTCTATCAGGAACAGATGCAAACTCAACTTTAGTATTAAAAGTATAATCTTCACCTAATTTATCTTTTCTCCATTGGTCTGTTTGAGGTATATATGATTCTTCCTCTTCACTTCCCATTTTACCTAAATCATGATTCAAGGCGCTAAAAACCAGCTCTTCTAACGTGTAAGTTGAATCATCCACTCCCATCTCACTCCATAATTCAGCTTGCTTAAGAGAGCATTTAATTACGCGATTAACGTGTTCAACATATCCTCCTGGAAATGCATTATGATATTCTTTTTTGTGGGATGCGGGCATTAAAATAATTCGTTCCTGAAATTTATTATAGAAATCAAATAATTTTTCCTTTCTAGGAGATTGAATATAATTCTCAATATAAGACATCAATTCATTCCAGTTATCCTGGATTTGTTCTGCTGTAAGATTCATAACTTATTTATTTTTAGATTTAAAATTGGGTTTCTCGTTCAATAATGGATTGAAGATCCTCAAGTAATTCAGTTAATTCCAACATATTAGTGTGGATATCTTCTTGATTTTTAAAATTAATTGCTTGTTTTAATTGTTTTAAACGTCCATTTATAGTTTGGATTCGTCTTAATGTTAATTCTTTATTATTCATTTTTATTTATTTATAA